GTCGACCGCTTCGCGCGAGAGCTCCAGCGTGCGGTACTGCTGCGGGTTGATGTTGAGCGCGCGCCGGCCGTCCGGCAGGCGAATCAGTGCGGTGCCGTCTGGCATGGCTCAGTCCTCTTCTTTGACGCTGACCACGACCTGCGCGGGCGCGGTGACTTCGGGAAGCGGCACGCCCAGGGCGGCCATCTGTCGCATGTCTTCGGCGTACTCGGTCCAGACCTCGACCGGGTCCAGGCCCTGGTCGCGAATGATCGAGCTGGGCGTCTTGGTGCGCCGGCGGACTGCGGCGTCGTTCGCGGCCTCTTCCTTGAGCGGGTCGATGGCCTGCCAGCCGCGCGGTTGGTGCTTTGCGTAGTCGTAGTAATCGACTCCGCGCGAGAGCGGGCGGCCAGCAATCAGGATCACGCCAGCCAGGTAAGACGTTTCGAGCCACGCCGAACGGATCGGCTCGACCATCCCGTCGACGTGGTCCTGCTGCAGGATCCGCCAGTCCTCGCGCTCGGCGCTGGTGATGTGGCGCAGGCTGGAATAGTTCACGCCCTCGCCGTCGTTGGTCAGCGTGTTGTACGCCACGCCCAGACCGGTGGCGGCGCCTCGCTTCATTTCCTTGACGAACGCGGGCCAGGCTTGCGACGGGTGCTGTGGGTCCCACTTGAGCAGCTCTGCACCCTGCGGCAGCTTGCGGAAGATGCCGGGCTCGGCGGCGTCCAGGTAGCCGTCGCCGGTGTCCGGATCCTCTTCGTCGCCTGCGTAGTCATCGGCGCCGCTGATGAAGCCCATCTGCGCGGAGCTGTTGCGCGCGGCGACCAGCTCGGCCTCCTCGGCGCCCTTGAGCATGGCCAGACGTAGCGATGCGGAATGCCCGATCGGCACGCCGCGGGTTTGGCTGACGAAGTCCTCGTCGTACAGGTGCAGCATGTCCCGCGCTGGCACGCGCTCGAACAGGCCGCCGTCGATTTCGTAGCAATCCGGGTTGCGGCGTTCGGTGGTCCGGATCCAGTAGGCTACCCGTCGGCCGGCGGCGTCGAACTCGACACCCATCCTGATTTGGCCACGCTTGCCCAGGTCCTGCCAGAGCGTCAGCGGGCAGTGCATCGCGTCGACCAGTTCGACCGCAAAGCGGTACTTGTTGCCCGCAAAGCCCCGGTGCAGACGCACGAAGCTGTCGCCGTCGGTGGCCTTGGTCTTGTCGGCCATGGACTGCAGCGCGCGCCAGTTGCGCCTGGCGTGGTAATCGCACCAGCCCTTGCGGCCCCAGTCCCACCAGGCTTCGTCGATCGCTTTCTGTGCCAGCGTGTCTGGTCGGCCGTTGCCGTCAGTCACCCGGGCGTAAGTCGTGATACCCGCCGGCCCGATCACGTTGCGCTTGCGGATGCGCAAGTAAGCGCGCACGTGGTCGTCGTTGCGGGCCTGTTCGCGTGCCCGCGCAACGAGTACTGCCAGCTCGGCACGCAGGAAGCTGTCGGGCGGCACCGGCGATCGCGCCAGGCTGGACATCAGCCGGCCCAGGTCGGCGCCCTGATAGCCTCCACGCCGCCCGCTGCGGCGGTGTGGCTGCGGCGCGCCTTCGGCCTGCCACATGCGTTCCCAGTCGGCGAGTGTGTGCATTCAGCGCCCCTCAGAATCGCAGCAGCAGGCGACCGCCGCCAGGGCGGCCAGTCTTCGCGCGCAGGTTGCGGCGCACTTCGGCCAGCTCGGCCCGGTAGCGGTCGCGCCACTCCATCAGCTCGGCGGGCGTGAGCAGCTCGATTGCCCTGGATCCGATCGTGAACGCTTTCTGGTCGTCGCTCGCTCGGTCTTCCAGCACCGCCTCGAGTGCAGCCAGCACCCGCTCGACGTGCTCGGAGTCGTACCCGCCCAACGGCGATGGCAGGACCTCGAGCACCCCCTGGTCAATCGTCGTCACGGCACCGGAGAGCGTCGCCTGCACCGCCCAGCGCCGTGGGCCTGGCTTCCAGCTCTGCGTTTCGGTGGCGGCGCCTGTGAGCGTCCAGTCGTCGCCAGAAGCAGCCAGCGCGATGGACTTCGCCACGCCCGCGCCCAGCGCGATCACCAACGCCAGGGCGTAGCCGTCGCCGCTGGTGTAGTCGGCATAGCTGACCGTGGCGGTCAGGGTGTCGCCGGCGATCAGGCGTGCGGGGATTCCTGCCACGTCATTGCCTCCAGCGATCGACGAAGCCAGCACGCTTGGGCGGCCGGTCGCGCTTGTCTTTGTTCTGGTCGCCCGGCTTGTCGCCGAGCAGCTGCTCGCGCAATCGTCGCCACTGCGGCTGAATGTGCGTCAGGACCGCCGTAGCCCCTACCCGGCAGTCCCACGATTCGTTGCGCGCCCGGAGCTTCACCCAGGCCTCGGTTTCGCCGCGCGCGGTGCGTCGCGTGATCCGCGCCTCAGCGGTCAACATCTTGAAGTATTCCTCGCTGTAGGCCGGTGCCTGCGGCCAGTGGCACCGCCCTGGCTCGCTTGGACCTGCGCGAAGGCAGCTGTCGACCGTGGCCTTCAGGCCGTCGACGCCCATCACCAGGATTCGCGGCGGCTTGCGCCCTCGCACCTCCTTGCCCGGCTTCGCACTGCGTACCGCAGGCACGCCCGCGCCGCCCTGGCCCTTCGTGGCGTAGATCCGTCGGGCGAAGCGTCCAGCTGTATATGCGTACACCTGCGCCGTGTAGGCGCCCGAATCGATCCCGACGCCGGCCAGCTCCATGTCGCGGCCGGACTCGTGGCGCCACTTCTGCGCCAGAAACTTGTCCAGCGCGGACCATGTCGCCTTGTCGGTCGGCGCGCCCTCGATCACCCGGTAGTCAACTGACCACGATTCGAGGTCATCCGCGAACGCGACGACCTCGCCTTCGAGCCTGTCGCCCTGAACATCGAAGAACGCGACCAGCACCAGGCCGCCGGCGGGCACGTCGCACCCGGGTGGGTATTCCTCGCACCGCTCCATCAGCCGGTCGTGCTTGAGCGCGGCCTCGTCGAGCTCCGCCCAAGTCTCGCCCAGCGTCGTATTGGTGAAGCTCTTCAGCTTGCCGCGATCGCCCTTTGCCCGCAGGAACTCGCGCACGATCTGCGACCAGGGCACGCGCCAGCTGTAAGCGGTCCAGTAGTTGTCGAAGGCTACGTGCTCCGGCGTGGGCACCAGCTCGTCGAAGCCGTTCCGCATCTGCCGGAAGTCGCCGAACTGGTCGACCCACACGCCCGCGTCGCTCTGCCAGCGGCACAAGCCGCCGTGCATCGCCGCCAGGTAGTCGGAATGGCTGAACAGTGCGGCACAGGACTCGCAGGCGTAAGCAGCCGTCGCGGGGTCGCGGTCGGTCCACTTGATCCCGCGCGGTTGATCCGGGCCACCCCACACAAGCGGCTGCAGGTGCCCGCAGTGCGGGCAGGGAACGTGGTAGCGCAGGACGATGTCGCAGTCCGCGACTGCATCCTCGATCATCGACACGCCCGCCAGGCCCGGCGTGCTGCCCATGATCTGCTTCGGGAAGGTCGCGCCCTCAACGCGCTTGGCGCTCAGCGTGCGTGGGTCGCCCTCACCTTCGATGTCTCGATCGAAGCCGTCTAGCTCGTCGAGTATCGCCACGTCCTTTGTCAGGCGGCGATAGTTCTTGCCGGCCTTGCCGCCGCGAATGTCGAGCGTTGAACCCGTAAAGCACTTCTTGCGAAGCGTATTGTCCTTATGCTTTTTGCCAAAGCTCGGGAATACCCGCTGCACTTCCTCGCAGTCGCGGAGCATGGGATCGATTTCGTCTTTAACGAAGTCGTCCGCGTCTTCGTCGACCGGTTGCCAGATAGCGCAATTGCGGCGCTTGTGCGCTGCAAAGTAAGCCACTGCGGCGACAATGATCTTTGTATATCCGACGCGGGCACTTTTCTTGACGACAATGGTTTTAATGTCGTCGTTCGAAATGCAGACCATGATGGCCCGCTGGATTTCAAGCGTCGTCCAACGCCCTTCGATGTAGCTCGATTCGGCAGAGAGATAAAAGAACCGGTCGGCCCATTCATCCAGCCTAAGCGGCTCGATCGTCCGCAGCGGCTCAAGCCCGCGACGGATCGCCCTCTGGATCTGGACCGATGTCTCCGGCGTCATCAGCGCCAGTGGGGATGAGCTCATCAAGGTGCACCGTCACGTCAGCCGCGGCGTTGCGCGCCTTGGCCAGCTCGCGCTTCATGATCTCGACCGCCGAAGCGCTCAAGCTCGGGACCTGTCGCACGATCTGCAGCGGTGCGCTGTCGAGGATCGCGACCAACTGGCCGCACACCCGCCCCAGCACCTGCTCAATGATCGCCACCGGCGCCACCTTCGATTGCAGCTGCGCGTTCTTCAGTTCGTAGTTGATCCGCTGGGCTCGTCTGAGCTTCAGCTCTTCAAGCTCCAGGCCTTCGGTGTCGAGTTCGGACTCGCGCACCTGGCTGGTCGCCTTGCCCCGAAGATAGCGGATGTAGGCCAGCCGGCAAGCGCTTTCATCCAGCCCGCCATAACCCTTTCCGGCCGGCAGCACGCCCTCTTTTACAAGCCCTCGAATGCGGCGTCCGCTCAGATCCAGATGGGCGCCGACCTCATCAGCCGTGGCCACGTTCGAGCACCTCGAAAACTAGGAAACGGAAACCGGTTTGGAAATGCCCTGCGAATAGAGCGGAAATGCGATTCCACGCCCCCGCAAGGGGACCCACCGGAAAGGACCCGCGAACTTTTCGAGAGTCTCGAATAGATGTGACCTATCGCGATAGATCCTGCGTTGAGGATTGCCGCGAGCACTACTCACCCCACCCCGGCAGCGCCGGCATGGTCCATGCGAGCAGTGCGGGGCGGTCCATCTGCGCCACTCGCGCAATCTCTTCACGCCCTGACGCCTGCACGTTCTGAACCCATTGCCAGATCCCGAGCAGCTCGGTCACGCGCGCGGCTTGCTCAGGCGTCCAAAGGTCCGGCCCGAGATACTGCAACACGCTGAACTCGGCCGTCATCGCCTCGCGCATTCGCGGCGGCACCGATGCGTCAATGTGCGCGCTCACCTCCGCGTTAATGTCCGCCACAATCTGAGCCCGCAGCGTCTCGTCAGGGATCGGCGTCCAGACCTCGGTCCACACGTCGTCGATCAGCTCGCGCGTTTTCGTGGCGTGCTGCACCGGCGCAGTCTCGGCGAGGATGCTGTGATTGACCGTCCGCAGCTCCGCGTCCGTCGGCGGCGATGACCACGGCCCGCGAATGCCACGCGCGATGAAGTCCGGCGATCCGATGCCGGGATTGTCCGCGGCGCAGATGCTCGGGAATTGCGCGAGCAATGCGCGGAGGCTGATTGGCTGGCCGGTGGTGTGGTTGACAATCATCCCGTGTACGCCTCCAGGTCAGCGTATAGACGCGCAGCCGAACCAGAGTTGTAGAGCCACGCCAGCTCATCAATAGCGTTTTGCGCCCCCGGGCCTTTCCAGACGCTCAGCGCCTGGAACCGTCCGGCATAGACGACGGAAGATGACGCAGACTCGCGCCGACCGAGATGCAGATCCGCAGTGCCGTTGGTACGCACATCAGGCAGGCTGCCAGTCCTCTTTAGGGTTCCGTCCAGGTACAGTCGGATTTCCCCAGAGATACGATCAATCGCAAACGTGACCATCGTCCACGCATTGCTTGCATAGTCAGTAGTCAGCCCGGTGCCATAACGACCAGAATTAGCGGCGTTGCGAGCCCACCCGCCCCAAGCGACCGCCGTGTTCTCTCTGTTCACTTCGTACTCTCCGCCAGACGCCTTCGATAAAGCCATCGCGTAACCGCCGCCGCCGGTGTGGTACTGCCACCAGTTCGCGACCCATAGCCCATCTGTCGATGGCACCAAGCCGGCATCGTGCGGGATCACCAGTCCGTTTGTGTTCGGGCTTGCGGTCTGTGAATAGGCATATTGACCCACTCCTACGCCAGCGGCCTGACTCGGCGTCCCGACTGGCACAGCGTGGAGGATGCCGACGCTGTCTAGCCGGTTGCCGGACGCCTCGCCCATATCCCAGTGCGCGACCAGATCGGTCAGCAATAGACCGCCACCACCAGCCGGGCCAATCCCCGCACGATGCACAGTCAGGCCCATCATGATCCAGTGTCTCCGCTGAGGTAGACGCTGTTTGCCGCCTGCACGGTCAGATTGCCAGCGGCATACTGGCCTGCGGTTTTCGTGTGGCCTTGGCGATTGCTCAGGACCATTGAGCCGCTGACAGCAAACGTCGATTGCGCATTTCCGACTTGCAGCCAGCCGACAGACCAGCCGCCGCTGAGACTGTCTGGTACGGTCACGGCAGCACCGTCAAGCAGCCGGTACACCTTGCCATCATCCGCCGCGGCCGCTGTGTGCGTGGTCGTGACATCGAGGAACGTAGTCGTGATCGTGTCGGAGCCCTGGTCGTGCGAAGTCGGCGTCCGCGCATCTGACAGCCTCGCATCGTCGCCAGCGGCTACCGTGCCGGCGGTTGTGCCAATGGCCTTGCCGACGACCGTAGTCCCGACTCGGGCGAGCAGGGCGCCGTCAGCGATCGCGGCGACAGCCAGCGATGTAGGCCCGCCGCTCTCGTCAATCTGATTGGATGGGCCGGCGGCTCCGGTCTCGCCCTGCTCGCCCTGCGGACCCTGCGGCCCTGTCGCACCTGTAGCCCCCGCCGGCCCAGCCACGCCAGCAGGCGCTGAAACCACGATCGGGTTTGCGTTTGGCCGCACGACCAGCGCAACCTGCTCAGGTCGGACTACAAGCACGCTCATGGCGTCGGCACCGGTGGGGCGCCTGGCAGCACCTCAATCTCGCCTTGGATCTCAGGATCAACCCGCCCCGTTGCGGTCGTCGTGCGCTGCAGCTCGAACAGGTACATGCCGGCGCCGGCGTTTTCCAGGTCAGAAACCGAGATAAGCGCGTCGACCTGCGTCCCGTTCTGCGCTGGCGTCAGGCTTGGAATGGCGACAGATCCGCCGATGGTCAGGCCCGACCCACTGGTCAGGTTGAACGTGCGCGCCGTGGCGCCTGGCTTCCAGATCGCAAGCGCCAGCGTCTGGCCGGTCAGGTCGCGGGCGGTACCGTTGTTCTGCAGGTAGAACGTGCGCGCGAAGCTGTGGCCCAGGCGTGCCTGAATGCGGACTGTTTGCGTGTTGCAGCTCATTGGTCGTACCTCTGCACACACTCAACAAGCCGGCGGTGTCGATCAGCGCAGACCGTGCAAGCCCCAAGATCCGACGCGCCCTCTGCCAGCTCTGCAGCGCAGCTCAAGCGCTCTTCGGTGCCCATCGGTGGGCACAGCTGCATTGCGTCAGCGTCGCACTTCAGCGTCTTGGGTGGCGGCTCCGGTGGCGGCGTTGTAGGCACGACGAGCTTCGACAGACTGTTGCAGCTGCTCAGGAGGAACAGGGCAACGATCGACGCCCAGACCTGCGGCCTCAAGAATCGGTTGTATCTGTTGCGATGTGGCGCGGGCATTGCGCAGCGTCGCGGCGCTTTGCTCGGTCGCGGTACGCGTGGCTTCGAGCAGCGCATCCTGAGCCCCTTTTAGCTCCGCAAGCTGATCGGTTGCGGTCTCAGCGACTTGCGCGCGGTCCCACACGCCACGCGCGTGCCAGCCGCAATAAAAGATGATCAGCGGCAGCAGCACATAAAGGGCTTGCGTCAGTACGTGCCTCAGTGCCGCGAGCACTGCTCGCCCTCACCCCACCATTGCCGCAGTTGCGCCGGGGCGGTTTCGGCGTGCTGGTGCCTGACGCACAAAAGAACTGCCACGCTGCTGAAAATATTGCAATACAGCAGGATATGCAGCAACTCACGAACGCCGCGCGATAGGGTCGGGCCTTGCATCGCCTGCGCTGTCGCGTCCGCAGCAAGCGCAAGTAGCACAATGATCAACACGCCGAAGTTGCAGCGCGTCAAAAGCCCGGATTCAAGGTCCAGGATCAACCAGACCAGAACAGCTGCTGCGGCAAGGCCAGCGGTCCCGGCCTGCAGCCAATCGAAGACAACCGGATCCATCAGCGCTTACTCCTGCGTGTTGCCCAAGCTTTCAGCAGCGGCCAGCCATCGCGGATGGCTTTCCAGCTGCCGGTTGCGAGGATCAGCGATCCTGCGGCGACGAATTCGGCTTCCAGAGCATGATCAGCGCCGGCGCCAGCAGGAAGCCAAAGGCCAGGCCTGTCCCGAACTGTCCAAGTATGGCCGCCACTGACGCCAGCCGCCCCTGGCCGCCCGCGCGCTCCCACAGGGCCACACAGGCGACGGAGCCGCCGATCGATCCAGCGGCAAGCCAGATCATGAGCAGCGGGTCGCTGAAGATGCCGACACTGCCGGCGCTGGCTGCACCCGCAAGCGCTGCTGTGGTCGTCTTCGTATCCACCCGGGACTCCTTTTGCAGACCATTTTCGTGACGCCACGAAAATGATGCGGTTGGCCTTTCTCCTACTTCTTGGCGAACAGTACCGGCGCCAGCCGCGCCACAATCCGTTCAATGAACGGCCAGGCGCTCTGGAAGTCGCCGAAGCTGTCCTGAGCGCCCTGCCAGAACTCTTCAAGGAAGCCGCGGAAGGTCGCGAGCTTGATTTCCCCCTTCGTTCGGGTGTCTCCGTTCTCCGGGGTGTAGTCGCCCGGGATGGCTGCCTCGGTGGCCTGCATCAGGATGATGATCATGGGCAGCAGCTTCGCGAACTGCAGCGCGCGCGCAAAGATCTGGAACACGTTCATGTTTTCCCCTCAGATAACGCGGATAAACGAGCGAATCAGGCGCGGTGAGTGCTCGCGTTCCTTGATCCAGACGCCGTCGCCGCTGTTGCTGTCGCGAAGTCCGGCGGGCCCGGTGTTGCCTTCGATGGTTTCGATGGACTGCCCCGACTTCCCGCCGATCGACACGATGCCGATGTGCGAAAAGTCGAACAGCACGAAGTCACCGGCCCTGCAGGTAGCCGTCTCGGGCAGGATCTGGACGCCGCGAGCGCGGGCCCACTCTTCCCACCGGAACGCGCCGGCGTACTTGCAGCGCCAGCGCTCCGCCGCGGCTTTGTCGGGCAGCTTGAGCGCCTCGCGCACGTCAGCAGCCGACAACCACGCGCGCAGCACCCATGCGGTGAAGGCAGCGCACCAGGGCCAGGAACCGGGATTCAGGTTCGTGGCGCCTTGATAGGTGCGGATGCGCGGCCCGTTGTTGTTGCCGCCCTGTTCGAGCGTGCCGACCTCGCCGTGTGCGATGTCGACCAGCTTGCGGGCCAGGCTCATCGCTGGACGCAGGTTTCTGGACCGGCCCCAACCTCGCCCAATTTTTCGCCAAATAGCTGGACCCAGCAGTAGCTATAGGGCCCAGGTGGTGCGATCTGGCCTTGTGCCAAGGGCGCAGGCAGGCAGTTCGCTGGGTTCGGGTCGGCAGGAAACAACAGCTTTGCCCCGAACCGGGCGCGGGCCTTGAGTCGGCCGCAGGGTGCGCCAACGGTCGTCGAGCCCACCTTGACCTCGCCGACGACCTCACCATCGGCGTACAGGTCGAAAATGGCCTGCGCGCCGGTGACAGGGCCGGAGCCCTCGCCCCAGCGCCCATCGAACAGCAGCACCTTGACGACCCCGACTCCGTTGCTCAGGTGTCGATAGTCGATCTGTGCCCCGCTGCCGCCCAGGTCCTGATACACGCCACTGTGGGCGCGCTGCAGTACCGGCGGGCGTGGGGTGAGCGTCGGGTGGTCCATCTCGACATCGATGATGGCTACCTGCGGCGGGCCGGGGTCGGCCGGGCGCTGGTGAGTCTGGATCGGGCCCCAGATGTCGGCCGGTGGTTCGTTGCCGGGCTCGTAGGTGATCGGCTGGGCATAGGAAACCGGCGCGCACGCAAACAGCGCCAGCGCAGCCGCGGCGAAGAGTAGACGTTTCATGATGGGGCCTCGCGAGGGATGTCAGAAGACTGCGCCGGGCCGTGGCTGCGTCAGGGGGGAGTCGTTGGCAGTCACGACCGGCGCGAGCGTAGCGAAAATAGCCCCCAAAGCGCGGCAGCTGCAATGCCGCACTTTCAGGCGAACGCCGACCCTCGAATCTTCGAGCTCAGCGCGTGCGCCAGCTGCCGCTTGGCTTCGATCTCTGCCTCGGTGCAGGTGTTGAACAGCCAGTCGTAGGGCCTGGCCCAGGTCCGGCGCCAGCTTGACTCGTTGATGCCGCCCATCAGCTCAGCGCAACGCCGCGAGCTCCAGCGGCGGTCGAGGGTGGACTCCAGGCCGCTGCCGTGGCAGTGCGGGCAGCCCTGCCCGGCGCACCAGGCGCAGATCCGCGACCCGGATAGCTCAGCACTGCAGATCCGCACCAGCCGTTCGTACTTCGGGCACAGCTCGTCAGCTCGCGGCGGCTCAGGCACAGGGAACAAGTCGTCCCAGTCCCTGCGGCCACGAATGCGCGCCTTCAGCGCTTCGAGCAGTCGCCGCTCGGACTCACCCACCAGCACGTCGTACATCAGCCGCAAACGCTCGAACCGGCACAGGGCGCCGGCGTCTGGATTGCCACGCAGGATGAGCACCTCGCGCCCGAGTGGATCCGATATCGTGGCCAGCGCGTGCGCCACCTCCGGCCCGCCGATCCCGCCCGATCCGCCACCGCCGCCAAAGTCCAGCCGCTGGGCGCCTGGAGACAACAGCGCGAGCACTTCGGCCACATCCTTGCGGATGATCTGTTCCCCTGGCCGTTGTGGTGGTCTGGCCGAGTAGCCCAGCGCCGCGCCGAGTGTCGCCTTAGCCTTCCCCATGACTGAACCCCCGCTGCAGCAGATCAGAGAGCGCCTGCGCCATGTCCGCGGCGATGGCAACCCGGTTGGCCGTGTCGTACACGCCGACCGATCGGTCCAGGTCTCGCTCGATCCGACCCTGTGCCCGGCAAGCGCTGACCAGCTTGATTTCGCCGGTGTCTTCGAGGAACACAGCAACCGGCCCGCCGCCATGGCTATTCAGCTGCGCGCAGACCGCGCGGACGTAGGGCGCCAGGAGCGACACGGCGTTCATGCGGTGGCCTCGAACAACTGGCCTGCCACCGGCGCGATTGGAAACATGCCGGCTTGCGACTGGACACCCAGCAGGCGATCGCGTGCCAGCGTGTAGGTATCCGGCACGATTTCAGCGCCGACGTACTCGCGGCCCGTGATGATGCACGCCTCGCCGATCGGGGCCGTGCCCATGAACGGATCCAGTACCCTGCGGCCGGCGATCTGCAGCAACTC